CCACTCGGCCATGAAGTCCCCCGCGAACAGCGTCCTTCGGACCCCCGCATGGCTGAACGGGTAAATCCTGATCTGGGGATACTGCGACTCGAACGCCTCCTTCTCCTCCGGAGTAGTCGACCTGCCGCCGAACGCCTTCGACGGCGATGTGTTGATCTTGATGAGGGACTTGTCGACAAGAAGTTCCAGCGCGAGCGCGTACCCGGCCGGAGACCCCTTCTTTTTAAACAGTTCGAACAGCCTCTTTAAAATCGCGCGTTTCTTGGTTGCACTGTGCGACTGCCAGTTCAGGTCCTCCGCGCCAAGCGCCCAGAACATGAAATCGAAGGCGGTCGTTTTCTCCGGAAGGAGAGACTCGGGAAAATCGTCCACGGCCTTTTCCGTGCGCATAAGCGGCGATTCGAAGCTCTTCAGGTATTCCCTGTATGCGTCGGAAATGTTGGCGCGCAGGGCTGCCGGCAGATTTTGCGCCACCCTAGTGCTATATTGCATTCAGGGTTACCTCCCCGAGGCGCGGCAGCTGATGCCGGTCCAGTTTGAGGTTTGCCGTCGGGAAGACCAGCTCGTCCATGGCATCCACCCCCGGCGTTTCCTCTATGGTCTGGGCGATTTCGGACAGATACGCCGCCCGTGTTTCCGCATTGGCGCTGCCCCACGGCCACGCAAGTGGGGATAGGTAGGTCGTCAGCTTTGCGACGATCGCCTGCTTCACGGCCGCTTGAGATACCCCCGGCATAAATATGATGTTGGCCGTCACGCTGATGTTGACGAATTCGGCGGCATAGACATTAAGCGGCAGGACGCCCCTGTGGTTCGCGAACCTGGCTATCACCTCCGCTATCAGGACCGAGGATGGGGCAAGGCCTTCGTTGTCGACCAGATATAACGCGATCGCATTTCCGACATCGATCGCCTTGGCCCTGGCCACGCCGGACACTTCACAGGCCATGTTCTCGTGGTCCGGCAAGGTGACGGCGGTTTCCAGGTACGACAGCTTGCGCCTGCCGCGTTCAAGCGCCGCAGCATCCAGCTCGGAAGCATACCCACCCGAGGCCGGTTCTGCGTTATCAACCGTCTTCACGTACGGCAGGTTCTGATATATGCCGTTGATCTCGTGAGCCCGGACATTTCCCGTCGTTCCGCGAATGTCGCAGACAACTTCTATCCCGACGGATGTCGCGCCGGCGGGGATGACCGCCTCTGCCTGAGAGCTGAACGACACCCCGTTTGCGGTAAGGAACTTTGCCCCGGACGAAATGGTATAGTCCGTGGCCAGCGGTTCTTCGATCGTAACGGTGATGACGGCTTGAGCGGCCACGGCGGCCTTCACCTCGACGCCCACGACATTCAGCCACGCGATCAGCGCGGCTATGGGAACATCGTTGGCTGCCATGCCGAGCTTGTGCAGCTCAAATATCATGGCATCCAATATGGCTATGCCCGGATCTGCCGGCACGAGGCCCGTGAAGGTCGGGGCGTTGGCCCGGATGCGCGCGAGCGCTTCTGCAAAGACCGAGGAATAAGTACCGTCATACAATACCGGTGTCGTTATGCGGCCCATTGTCCCTGCCACCTTTTCATTTCCCGGTCATAGCTGAGCTGGAACGCCACCGCTATGCCGTCGCCCAGGTTGCCGTTGATCCCTATCACCAGCTTTCCCGGTCCGTCCGTTGTGATGGGGATCGCCGTGATGGTCAAGCGGTCCTCGTCCTTGAGCGCCAGATATATCGAATTTCTGATCAGCGCTGCCGTGATATCGTTCATGGGGCGGTCCACATACTTCCACAGGTCCGATCCGAACCAGGGGCGAAGAACCCGCTCACCGCCTGACCAGGTGCCGTTTGCATACTCCCCGCGCCGGGTCAGCAGGCGCATGAGCACTGAAACCCGAAGATGCTCGAGCCCTTGGGCCGTGGCTGTCCACCCGGAGGCGTTAACCGCCACCGGAAAGGCAAACCCTGATCCGAGATCCTGTTCAACTGCCTGCATCTCTCACGTACCCTTCATTCGTATGAGTCGTAAGGTTCCCCACGCCGTCCGTGATTGTCCCGGAAACGACCAGGTTGCCCGTTATCTCCACGTTGCCCTCGATCTTGTGCAGCGTGGCCCGCATCAGGTGCTGTTTGTTTGCCGAGTTCCATTCCTCGCGGTTTCCGCCCTCGTCCTCGAATATCACGGTATCCTTGCAGGCTCCGGAAGGGGCGGGGTCCTTGTCGTTGTAAGGAGATCCCATGATGAACCCCGCCTCATGCCCGAACGGCAGGAATATGCACCCCACCTCGGAATTGATGGGCGGCAGGCCGTACTCTTTTTTTCCATGGCTCAGTCTGACCATAACCTGGCACCAATATGAGACGATCCCGTCGTTGTCCTCGAATTGTACGCGGCACCGGCATTTCTTCTCATCATGGCCCACGACCTTTCCGATCCTGAAAAGGTTCTTCAGCATCGTTTCGACCGAGGACAGCCTCCTGTCGGCTTCGAGGAAAAAATCGTCGGTCATAGTTTGTATCCTTTGAGCACCGCCCTGTAACCGGCCTGTTTCGAGTAGCTGTGGTCGGCCGATTCTATATGCCAGAGGCCGTTCCATTTGGGGCCTTCATCCTCGACGAGGATATTCAGCGGCGGCTTCATTTCCGGCGTGGCCATGCAGTTGAACTCGCATTGTTTCTGTTTGCTCTTGGCGTCATTCACCTTTGCTCCCGCAACGGCGGTAGCCTCTTCCGGGGAATCCACCCGCTGAGTGACCTTATTCTCCCGCGAGACGGTGGTGTCTCCGGATTCGACCTCGGCCGTAACGAGTTTGTTCTTATTGGGATCGTTGTATTTGACCTGCGCCTTTTTGATCCCACGGTAGGGCTGGTCCTTGAACTTGCGGGAGGATGTATACTCGGCGATCTTCAGCCCGCTGCCGCCCGAAGCTTCCGTGGCCTTGCGGGAAAGGAAATAGAGCTTGCCGCCCTCGATGCGGGTCCTGAACCCGTAGTCGCCGGCAAGCCTCGAGAGAAAGTTCAGGTCGGTCTGTTCCTTCTGGTCTTTCCTCGAGAGCAGCATATCCGCGCCCTCGAACACGGCCTCCAGGCTGTTCTCGGCCGCAACCCGGCCCACTATGCCGCTCAACATGCTTCCTTCAAAGGAGCGGGCCTTGGGCGTCTTTAGCGAGGTTTTCTGGCAGTCCACCGCGAGCCCCTCGACGGACACAACCGCGCCCGAGTCCTGGGAGTCGTCGTCGTCGAGGTCATCCACCACAAACGACCCCATGAGTATCTTCGGCTGCCCCGCGAAGTAAAGCCAGAAGGATATCTCGTCACCGCTCGCGAAAAGGTCGTTGCGGGTGAAATATTTATCGCTGTTGTCCAGCTCCATGCGGAACGAATTGCTTTCCCCGTGCTCCCTGTATGACAGCGTGAATCCACGCGCCCTGCGGTCGAAATCGCGCACCCGCATAGACTGCGGGAAACGGATGTCCCACCGGACGGACCGGAGGTCGAGCATGTTAGCTAATGAGGTCAAGGATGCCATTTATCGCCTCGTCCAGCGTGTATTCTTCCAGGGTCAGGGCTACGATCACTTCCAACAGCCTCCCGTCGGGGAAGGTTTCTTCATACGTTCGGGCCACATTGGTGATGACATAGTTGCCAAGGAACTTGCCGCTCCCGAGGAAAAACGGCAGGGATTCCATGTACGCCAGCCCGGATGTGGATAGCAGCGCGTTTGCCTCTATTTTCATAAGCTCCGCGTCCACATCGCAGAACGAGGCGTGCAGGCGCACTTCCAAGCTGTAAGTCTTCGGTTCCTGTCCTGTGTATTGGAGCTTGGTTTTGCCCCGGATGACGGGATGCTTTGCAAAAGTAATGGCCTGTCCTGAGGACATCTTTGTCGGCTGTTTCATCATCCTGAATGTGATGAGCCCCAATTGCCCGAACATCCGTCACCACGCCTTCCTGAGCGCCTGCTCTATGCCATCCTGAACCGACTTTGCAATATCACCTGCAGAGGCGTTGGTGCCGGGGATGTTGATAAGAATATCGCCGAACTTCGCGGTGCCACCGCCGCCACGGCTGCCGCCGCCGCCCACTCCCTTACCGCCCATCATAGACCCGAGCATATCGGTAACGCTCGACATCCCCCCGGACGCCGGGGTTGATGGACCTCCTGCCATAGCCGGAGACCCGAAGGGGTTCATGAGGCTTTTCGCGAGATCTTCCATGGCGCGCACCGGCAGGCCGACCATGGACATGATGCCTTGGTACAATGTCCGGACAATGTTCTGCCCGGCAGAAGTAAAGTCGATTTTATTGATATAATCCACGGCCCTGCTTAGGACCATAAGAAAACTGATGACCGGAGTGCTCTTGAATATAAAGGCCATGGCAGACCCGGCGAGCCTGCCGGCTCTTGCCCAGCCTTCCAGTTTCTGAGTGGACTGGTCTATCAATCCGAACCTGACTGCGAGATCCAGCAGTTGGTTTAAGAGCGGCAACAACGGTTCCAGCGATACTTGAAGACTATTTAAAGCCTCTTTAACAGGAACCATCCCCTCTGAAAAACCGGCCCAGAATCCGGTGAAAAACGCGCCGAGCTGAAACCAGTACCGTTTGATAAGCCATGCGATCCCAAACAAAGCGGCATAAAGCCACCCCAGGGGCGTCAGGATCAGAGCTGCAGTGCCGATGATGGTAAGGACCTTGCCGACCGTCTTCCCTGCTTCAGCGAACCGCTGAAAGCCCTTCTCGCCCGCTTTAACCGGGGCCAGGAGGGCAGTAAACCATTTCCACAAGGCGGCGATCCCGGTGATGAGCGGCATGAAATAGGTGACCATGGGCGCGAAAGCAGCTTTCATTCCTGCCCACACACCGCCGAAGAATGCCTGAAGGGGCCCGGCGAATTTCCTTATCAAAAGGAACACGCCCGTCAATCCCAGTGCTACCCAGCCCCAGGGACCAGTAACGAACGCACCCCGGAAGAGCGGAGCCAGCCGGCCGAGAGCTGAACCGGCAACAGAGAGTATCCTGGGAAACATCGAAACAATACCAGCTCCCATGCCCTTAACGTTTGCAAGCAGGCCGCTAGTCATGCCGTTAACAGAGGCAAGGACCCGGCCCTTTTGGGTTGTGATAAGAGCCATTGCAATCCGGTAGTAGGTCGCCGCCTTGGTAACAGTGCCGAATGTCATGGCGAGGACGCCGAGTGCTGTAACCAACGAAAAGAACCCGATCACGCTGCCGAAGACCAATCCGGTAAGTATTTTATGGCTGTCGGCAAAATGCGCGATCGGCAGAAGGATGGCTTTAACAACCTTCAGTACAACGTTCACTGCGGGCAACAGCGAAGACCCCAGGGCCACGCTGACGTATTTCAAAGTTTTGAGGAGCTGACCCCAGTAATGGGAGGTGGTCTGGGCCATTTTGTTGTAGGCATCGTTGGAGGCACCGGCAGAGTTTTTCATTTCGCCGACCATGCCCTTATACTGATCCGCCTTGGCCATAAAGTCGTTGACGAATAGCATCGCCTCCTGGGAGCCGAAGATCTTTGAGAGCGCCTCGGCCCTGGCTGCTTCGGACATGCCTTTCATTTTCTGAGTTATCAGATCAAGGCTGCCCACCAGGTCGTTCTTCCGAAGGACTTCTGCGTTCATTTCAATGCCGAGTTCCTGAAAGATTTTCTTTGCGTCGTTGCCGGGTGCGGCAAGCGCATCGATGACGTACCTGAGCGAAGTGTACGCCCTTTCGGTTTTCACGCCGCCGAGCGTCAGCTGCGCGATGGATGCCTGGACGTGCTCCAGGGATATCCCGGCTCCGGCCGCCTGAGCGCCAACCACAGAGAAATTCCTGGCGATCTCCGGGAATGTGGTCTTGCCCTTGCGTACCGTCTGGAAAATCATGTCGTTGACCTGGGCCATCTTCTCCATGGGGAGTTGATAAGCGTTCTTGATTGTCGTGGCCAGATCAACGCTGGTAAATATGTCTGAAACCCCGGCCCTTGCAGCCTTGCCTTGCGAGCGCATGAAGGCAATGATTTCTTCTTCCTTCACGCCCGCGCTGATCGCCTGATACATGCCTTTGATAACAGCCTCGGGAGCCTGGTTGAGTTCGGCGCTGAGATCCATGACATCGCGCTGGTACTTGGCTTTGAATTCATCGACGCTCTTATCGGTCAGCGTGGCCACTTCCGCCATGGCCTCCTCGATGCCGGCCGCATCGATTGTCGGGGCCAGCCCTATGGCCATTCCCGCCGCGCCCCTTATTACCATCTTTTGGCCGAGCTGTGTCATCATGTTCGCCTGGTCAATAACCTTCAGGTATGGCGCTCCTGCCTTGCCGAGAGATCTTGAGAAAACTTCAAAGCTGCGCGACGTCTTGAGAAGCCCCGCATCCATACGGCCCAGGCTCTTGTTGTAAGAATCCTGGGCTCGTTCGATTGCTTTCAACGGGGACGAGATCCTGTCCACCAGGGAAAGCACCAGGCCGAGGGCGAGCGACTGGTTCATTCGTCGCCCCCGGCATCAGCGGCCCTGGCCCTCTCTTCCAGGGCCGCCGCTTTTTTCATCCAGTAAAGCAGTTCGTCGCGGTCCATCTTCCGGCTCTCGCTCAGCGCGACTCCCCACCTTTTACTGAGGTAGAGAGCTGCCTCGCCAGTTCCTCGGCCGTAGCCGGAGAAATGCTTGCGAGCAATTCGAAAAAATCCCAGCCGTCCAGGTACTTCAGTTCCTCAAAGGTCTTTTTCTCGCCGTCGAACGTGCAGCAGGTGGCCATCAATGCAAGGAACATGGACATCGGGCTCTTTCCGTCAACCAGCATCTCGGCTGCGATCACATCGTTCGTGACCGGCTTCCGTACCTCGACGTTTGCGAACCGGACCGCCTGCGGGTTATCAGTTACCGTGATCTTCATGCGCCCTCCTTGCCCGGCCTATAGCCCCAGGCACGACCTGACTTCTTCGTAGCAATCCTCGCCGTTGACCTTGTAGATGCTGTTGACGATGTCCACCTCGCAGACATCCACGCCGTCCACCGTCTTCTTGTAGTAGTCGATCGCAAAGGTCGTCTCGACGTTTCCCTCGTTCTGCTTGATTGCCGAGGGGGCGTTTTCCTTGAGCCTGCCCACGGCCACGCAGCGCACCTGTTTCGTGCCCACGACGGAAGAGTTCTCGTATGCCTGCTGGGCGGCCCTGACGGTGATCTTGTTGGCCTTGGTGGGCGAGAATGTGGTCAGGATGTCCTTGTGGTGCGCCCCCCACTTGATCTTCAGCTCCAGCTTCTCGACTCCCCCGAACAGTTCGAGGGGGCCGATCATCCCGAGGGCCTTGTGCTCCGTGGTCGCGATCCCGATCTTCGGGACTTCAACCTCCTCCGCCTTTCCGGCGTGGTTTACGTCGTCTAGGTAGATGTTGGCGTTCAGTAGTTTTTCGACTTTGTTCGACATGGTGCCTCCTTATCAAGCCGCGAAGAGCTGCGCCAGCTCTTCGATGTTAAGCGTTTCCTTTATCGTTATCTTTTGTGCCGGATAGGCCGGGGTCCAGTCCCACCTGGCGGTCACGTGGCCGAGCCTGATCTCTTCGGGCGGGTTGTCGGCGGCCAGGAACTGGAACGATCCGTAGATGATGGCTCCCTTGCCCACCTCGCCGTTCAGGAACGCCTGCACGGTATCCTGCACGTCTTCGAACCACGCCCTGTTGATCGGCCTGTCGAGCACCTTGATGATCGTCGCGATCAGGGCTTCCTGGTGGACCTGCCTGGTCATCTGGACTGCGGCGAAGCAGTAGTCCTCGTCCGTGGTCACGGAAAGGTTGCCCCAGATGTAGAACTTCCGGTCACGCTTGATGCAGGTCGTGATGCCCTTTTCGTTGAGCAGGCTGGCGGTGCACTGCGCGGAATCGTAGATATAATCGATCGCGCGTTCCATCTCCTCGACGCCCATGACTTCGTGGTTCGAAGGGCTGTACCAGTAGCCGTACTGGTTGATCACCCTCGACCAGACTCCCGCGATCGCCGGCGAGAAGGATGCCGTCCGCAGGGTTGTGCCGTCGGTCTCGTCAAGGAACTTGTAAAGCGGGTAGGCGGCGGTCATGTTGATGTTGTCGAACTGGTCCGCCCAGGTCAGGGCCTGTGTAGGAGTTGAGCCCTCCGCGATATCCCCGATCGCCCGGCCTTTGAGTAGGGCGGCCTTGGCCAGCAGGGCGTCCATCACCCCCTTGTTGGAAGAGTATTCCGGGGCGATGAGAAGCTTGGGCTTGTAACCGGTCACAGCCTCGGCGTCCAGCAGGGCCTCGACCCCTTCGCGCTGTTCCGTCACCGGGTCCACCCCGCCTATGACGTCGGACACCGCTACCGGCTGTCCGCCTGTATAGTAGTCGTACATCTGCATGGTGATGGTGTCTTCGGGTATGTGGCCGGCCACGCGGGTGATGAATCCCTCGTTATAGTCAACCACGTAATCGACGTTTTCCCAATAGATGGTTGACGACATCAACTGGTACGCCCCGCTGCGCGGTGTGCCTGCCACGGTAAGCGTTGTGGCGTCGTTGTCGGTGACCAGGTAATACGTGCCGTCCACATCATACAGGTGCTTTCCGATGTGTTCGTCGGGCGTCCACGATTTTGCCGCGTCGGTGAGCGTGTGGAGGGTGCCGACGCCGGTGCCCGTGATGGTTGCTCCGGCGCGCGCCAGTGTCGAACCGATGAGAATAGCCTGATGCGCCAGCGTGGCCCGGTCATCCGTAAACGACACCGTCTCGTTTGTGACCCGGACGAGGGGGTTGACCTCTGTCCCCACGTTGACCACGATGACATAGCCGACATCCTTGCCCTGGTCGAAGATCGCCTTGAGGGCTTTCGGGATGGTGCAGGAAAGGTCGCTTCCGAAAAGCTCCACCCCCTGCGTCCTGGATATGACCAGCGTCGGCGTGTTTATCGGCCCCTCCGGAGCGGTTCCGACCAGCCCGATAATACTGGCGTTGCGCACGGCCACCGGGCTCAGCTTGTCTCCCACCGCGAATTCGATTCCATGTAGAAAGCTCATATTCGTCTCCTTCTTAATGTCCGGCCACGCGGACCCTGTATTCGCTGAGAAGCCGGAGCCCCTTCAGCGTTTCCGTTACCTCGCTTGCCGGCAGTTTTATAGGCTTGCCGGGGCGAAGGATGTATTCCTTTCCCTCTATTGTTTTGCTCGCCACCGTGCTACCGTTGTACAAGTATTCCGTGAGCGGCTCCCCGGCGTCTTCCGCCGTCGACAGCGTCTCCGGAAGAACCGGGGCATCCTGCCTTGTCTTTTTCTTTGCCATCAGACCCTCCTAGACAGGCCGGGGAAAATCGTCCCCGTACTCGCCCGTCTGTTCGTCATATTCGATCTTTTCCCTATCGCCGCCGCATTCTGTTACCCTTGTCACGGCCGAGATCCCGATCTCGTATTGCCAGATCCCTTCGGTTTCATCAATCAGACTGGTCTCTGAGATCCAGATCTTGGAACAGCCGTCCACCCTGTATCCGCGAAGAGCGTCCTCCGCCTGGCCGATGATGGTTTTGGCTCCGCCGTCCGTGTTGTATCCCCGCGTGACGACGGTCACGCTGAAGTTCATTGTCGCGTCCTGGACGACAACGTCGGTGGCCTGGGGCTGGGTATATTTTGAAGAGCCGTAACGCACGAGCAGCGCCCCCACAGGATGTTCCAGCCGGTAGTTCTTGGGATCGTCAGGGAAGCTCCTGACTTCAAGGTCGGGGAGTTTTTCTTTAAGCCTTGTGACAACCGCCGCTTCGAAGGTCTCTATCATGTAAGCCCCGCGAGGTTTTCGGGCAATCCGTCCCGCAGGCAGCACGCCAGCAATAAAGCGGGATCGGTTGTGTTTTTGTGCAGCAGTTTCGCCCAGAAGAGTTTCCGCGCCTGCGGAAACATACGGGCGTTCAACAGCTCTTCATAGTAATACCGGCACAGCATCAAGGACAGCTCCGAACACACGGTCCCGACCGGCAGGGGGTTGAACCCCTGTCTGCCCGTCAGCCTGCGGTATGCCAGCGCCGGCAGGAAGCCCGGTATTTGGAGCCATCCATAGACCGCGCCGTTGTATTTGAAGGTCATCCGGCTGAGCGCCTTGATCCGGATCTCTCTCGGGACATCCGGGTCGAACACAATGAAATCGCCGTTCTCAAAGTCTTTTTTGTAAATCATGAGAGGTCTTATTCTGGTTTTCAGCACGGATTCAAATACTTGTGACTTGGATAGTATTATGGCGCTGTGGGACGGTGTGGGCAGGCCCATCAGGTCTTCCCGTTCCGTGACGTAGGAGAGCGTTTCCGACAGGGCCGTATCGCCCCGGAAGAACCCGAGCTGCCCCATCGCCACGTTTTTCCAACTCATCACTCTTTCCATCGCCGCCTCTTTAAAAAAGCCGGGGGGGTTGCCCCCGGCTTTCAGGAATCTTGTATGCGTTACGTCAGAACTTGTATCCGATGGCAAACGACAGGTTGACCGCGTTCGCCTGCGGGACTATGAAATCCTTGCAGTGGATATACCTCAGCTCCGTCTGCCAGAACAGTTTCTTGTAGAGGGCATGGTTGACGCCCGCGCCTGCCTCGATGCCGATTTTGCTTTCGATGTCGTCGTTCGGCGAAAAGAGCAGCGGCACGCCCGCGAACACATAGAGGTCCCCGAACCAATACTCGATCGAGGGGGATACCTTGGTGTACTGGTATGCGTGCTCGGGGCCTTCTGTCTTTATGAATTTATGCGTGTATAGCCATTCGCCGAGGTGTACCGTGTCCCTCGTCACGTTGAGGTTTACGGAGAGCCTGGGGCTTAGGAACACGCGGCCGCCGACCTGGTAGTTGGTTTCATATTCGGCCTTGTAGGCGAGGGCGTTCCCCGCTCCTGCGGTCATCAGTCTGCCCGCGCCGGCGTAAATCTCGAACCGATAGTCCGGTCCGACTTTGTCGAGTGCCTTCTTCAACGAAAAGTGCGTTCCCGGATCGGCCGCCGTGGTTTCCGCCGGGGCCGTATCCGCCGGGGCCTGCGCGAACGCGGGCACCAGCAGGAGCATCAGGAACACGAACAGTAACGCGGTCCAAAAGTCAATCCTTCTCATGTGTGTCTTCTCCTTCCTTTTTGGTTGTAAGCTTCCTTGCGCGGGTTGCAAGCGCGCCCAAGGCGGTGGCTGCTGCGATACCGGCTGCGGTCAATATGACCGGCGGCACAAGATGCTTGTTGACCGCCAGGAAGACTGCGCTGTCCGGGACGATTACGGCCATGCTCATGGCGATTACCGTAGCGCAGTATTTGGCCGTGTCGGAGTCCCGGTAGTAGGTCTTTCTCGCGCGCCTGGCCATCAGCCCTCCTCCACCGTTGCGATGACGCCTATGTGGATGTGGTTGCGGTGGTCTTCCTTGAGCTTGTCGTGGGCAGGGCTTGCCGCCAGCGGCTCGCCGTTTGAAGCCATCATCGCGGGCCCGAAGTTCTGGCATACCCGCGCATCCTTCGCGAACGCTTCTTGCACCGCCTTGATTGTCAGATCGGGGCGCATCCTCGATATTGGCATGTTGTTTACCGCGCCGATGTCGATCGCCCTGCCGGAGGGGTGCAGGCTGTTGCTGGCGTGGACGCCGTTGGTTGTGGCCGTGACCGTGAGAGCCGTCAGGATGGTGCTGTTCGCGGCCCTGCGGACGGCCTCTTCGAACACCCTGGCCATGCAGAAGGTCACGGGATTATCGGAGCCCTTGTGGTCCCTTGTGGGCATGAAGTAAACGCTCACGGTGGGCTTTCCCGGCACCTTGACGAATCGCGGTATTCTCTCCATGTTCAAACCCCGTTAATACTGGTCCAGGACGTCTTTTGGAAACATCCTGTCCTCGCTCGTCTTGTTGACCTTGATCGTCGCAGCCTGAAACCCTTTTTCACTGCTCTCGATGCCCAGGCTGATCTTTCCCGCCTGGAACTGTTCGAGCTGGCGGATCGTTTCCTTGCGCTTGGTTTCTAAGGTTTCGTTCCCCACCCCTTCAGTTCTGCGTGTGCGCAGGTTGTAGAGGCTCAGGCCCCGCGACCATGTATTGACGAGCGAGGGAACGGGCGAAAGAGGGACCGTGAACCCGGCCCCTCTCGCGAACCCGTCGATCAAGTCGTCAGCCTTTTTGATCGCGGCATTGATGTTGGTCATGTTCACGGCGGTCGCACCTGCAACATCGTTGCTCAAATCGATGAGCGTCTTCTCGGTGGTATCGGCCTTCAGCTCGTCATAAGTGCAGTAGGGCATTTTTACGCGACCAGCAGTATCCTGATGATGTCGTCTTCGGCGGCCGCGTCGTCGAGGGCATACCCGTTGATCGCCTGCGGCAGGACCGAGCCGGTTAAGGTCGGCGTTGCTGTAGCAGTCGCCGCAATCGTGCCGGTAACGGCCACAGCCGGGCTGGCCGATGAGGATGTGACCGGAGTTTCACCGGACGGGATGGTGCCCCCGGCAGTGAGGTCCGCATCAACATCCACCGCAATGCTGGCGGCGAATGTCGTCGCGGCGACCGCCTTGTGGGCGGCGTTGCAGACGACAGGCGTCATGTGCCCGCCCGTTGTGATCGGGGCGCCCGCCCGCACCAGGGCAATGCCGGTGATCTGGACGGGGGCCTGGTCTCCCTGGAGCGTGTCGTCGACGATGACTCCGAGGGCTTTCTTGTTTGCCGCGCAGTAGTTCCCGTCAGGCCCTGCGAACAGATAGGCGCTGAGCGCGGCGGCTGCTGTAACCGATGCTACCGGTCCGTGGTTGGCCGTTTTCATTCCTGATTCCCTTCCTTGCCCTCTTCATTACCCGAGGACTTGTCGCCCTCGTCGTTCGGGGCGGGTTTTCCTTTGAGGGGTTCCAGATAAGCCTTAAGCCGCCTTGCTTCGGCGGCTTTCAGCTCGATCTCGGACCCCGGCTCGTATTCCGTGTGGTTGTGCTTGATCGTCGTGATCTTGACGCGGTATTTTGCCATGAGGCCTCCTCCTTACAGCGAGGCGTTCGTGTTCGTGATCAGGAACGCCGCGTTGTTCATCAGGATCTTCGGCACGAAGATGTCCGTGCAGCGGACAACCTCGACCTTGCCGCCTTCCTTGTCGTACTTGTCGGCCATCGGCATTCCGCGCTTCCTGAACAGATACCCGAAGGCCGGGTCCGCCTCGTTCCGCTCGATGCCTTCCGGCGGCGGGGGGGCTACATAGGCAACGATGACGGCATCGCCCCATACATCCGTATCGACGCCCGCGTCGCTCCTTCTTTTGGCCCAGCCGACATGCACTTCAGGGCCATCAAGCAGTTCCTTGATGGTCTGCTTGTTGATGACGGCCTTCTGCACATACTTGACCCGCTCGAC